ATCGCCAGGCGCGACTCGCCATCGAGAAAGTTTCAGGAGGCCGCTGATGGCTTTCAGCACCAAAGATCCGAATTCGGTGGGCGGCACGCGCAAGCCGGCCAACCACGCAATGTCGTCGAACGATGGCCACAAGGGCAGCACGCATCCGGTCGGCCAGCCGCCGAAGCCGCGCCACCCGTCGGCCTACCACCTCAAGAGCCACGCGCCGTACGACGGCGCGCGCAAGCGCGCGGCGAACTCCATTGCCGAGCCGCCGATGCCGAAGATGCCGAAGTACGACATTTCCCGCTCGGCGATTGAACGGCCGATGCTCAAGACCACGAAGGCGGACTGATCATGGCGCGCGCAAAGAAGACGGACGTGACCATTTCGGTCGGTGGCGAAGACCTCATCGAGACGCCGCCGGGCTTTGACCATCCGGCACCGAGCGGCCCTGCCGCGGGGCCGAACATGGTCGAGATTGAAATCAACGGGGCAAAGTACCTCGTGCCGGCCGAATCCGCCGCCGCCATCAAGGCGCAGCAGGAGGCGACGGCGAGCCAGTTCGACTCGCTGAAGTCCGAACTGGAGACCATCAAGCGTGCGCCGCCGGCCACTGTCGCTCCGCCTGCCCCAACTGTGGTGGAAGACAACCTCGACAACGACCTCTTCATCAACCCGACCGGCACGTTGAACAAGCTCAAGGACACCTGGAAGCAGGAAATGCGCCAGGAGTATACGCTCGAGCAGCAGCGCGCCAAGTTCTGGTCGGATTTCTACGGCGCGAACAAGCATCTTGAAGGCTCGAACGTCGTCGTCGAAGCGGTCATGCACAAGTACATGAGCGAGCTGGCTGCACTGCCGGTCGACAAGCAGTCGGCGGCTCTGGCTGAGAAGGTCGAGAACGAGCTGTCGAAGATCGTCAAGACCCGGGCGGCATCCGCGCCGCCGAGAGAATCTGCGCGTCCCGTTGAGAGCGGGGCCGCGGTGCAAGGTGGGCCCGGCCAGGCGCCGGCCACAGAGGAGTTCCCGACAGATCGGGTTATCTCGATCCAGGAGATCACTCGCAACCAGCGGAAACGGCGCCTTGAAGCGCGCACCGGCCGCGCTTCAGCCTAACAGGAGACCATAACCCATGGCTCAGTTCACCTGGACCTTTGACGCCCCGACGGGCGTCTACAAGAACCATGCGCTTTCCAGCAGCCTGCTGGAAGCCGCGATTGCGCAGTGCGTGATTGCCCCGTTCGCCCAGCCGGTCAACGGCTTCGGCAAGAACAAGGGCGATACTGTGACCATCACCCGTATCTCGAACATCACCGAGCCGACCTCGGCGGTGCTGTCGGAGTCGACTCGCATTTCGGAAGACACCTTCGCGCTGAGCACGAAGTCGATCACCGTGCAGGAACTCGGCCGCGCCATTCCGTACACCGAGCTGTCGACCGATCTCGCGTTCTTCGACCTCGAGAACGGCATCCAGCGCAAACTGCACCAGCAGTTGACCCTGGTGCTCGACGCCCTGGCCGCGACTGGCATCAAGAACACCAAGCTCAAGTACAGCCCGACGGGTCTGTCGAGCGCGACGCTGGGCACCGGTGGCACCGCGACGACCGCAACGGCAAACATGAACGTGTACCACGTCGAGCAGATCCGCGACTACTTGTACGACACGTACAACGTGCCCCCGTACGAGGGCTCGGACTACGTGGGCATCTTCCGTACGCAGGCGCTGCGCGGCATCAAGCGTGACCCGTCGTGGGAAGAGTGGCACAAGTACACCGACCCGATGGCGAAGTGGAACAACGAGATCGGCCGCATCGAGAACATCCGGTTCATCGAGACCAATCACGCCACTGCGTTCGCCAACAACCTCGGCACCGGTTCGGTGCTGGGCGAAGGTGTCGTGTTCGGCGACGAGGCGCTGTATCTCGCCGAAGTGATGAGTCCCGAGCTTCGCGCCGGTCTGCCGGAAGACTTCGGCCGCTCGAAGAGCGTCGCCTGGTACGGCATTCTCAAGTACGACGCGCCGTGGTCCGATTCCGCCAACGCTGGTGAAGCGAAGGCCATTCACGTTACCAGCACCTAATCGGTAGCGACAGGAGCAACACTCATGGCTTACCAGCACAATCAGCATCAGATCCTGTTCGCTTCGGGCATGACGGCCACGGCATCCGGCGACAAGGCCACGTGGATGCCCGGCTACCAGCCGCACTACGTGCGCGCCTGTGGCGTCATCGTCACCACGTCGGGTTCGACCACCTCGGGCGCGGTCTTCTCGTTCATCCACAAGTCACTGGCGTCTGGCGCGACGGCCAGCGACCTTGCGGTCCTGACGATGACCTCGGGTGGCGCCAGCGGCTTTGCATTGCCGACCGCGGCGCTCATCGCCGGCAACGTGATGTACAAGGACGGCCTCAACGTCCTGGTGCGTCCGGGGCAGCGCGTGGCGTTCAACGTCCGCACCGCGGTGACCGGCGTCTGCGGTGTCCGCGCGTTCATGTGGGTTGAACCCTCGTGGGAAGTGCCGGGCAACACCACGGGCGTGTACACCACGACCTGATAGCGGAGAGCAACGATGGCAGCATTGACCGCTACCGACTGGACCGTTACGGTTCAGTCGGATCGTATCCAAGCCAAGACTCGTATGGTCTACGCGACAATTGCGTTGCCCACGACGGGTACGTACCCGTCGGCAGGCGTGCCGGTGCCGACGTACGACAAGTTCGGTTTCAAGCGCAACCTGGAGTCGCTCAGCATCCACGGCGGCGGCGTGACCGGCAACACGGGCCAGCGGTTCGTGTACGACCAGGCCAATGGCACCATCCGCATCTTCGTGGCAACGACGGGCAACGAACTGGCGACGACCGTCAGCGGCGCCGGTACGACGGCGGCGGAAGTGCTGTACGTCATGGCGCGCGGGTGGTGATGCGTGAGTGGAAGCCCGCTTGACACTCGCCCGCGTAGCGTCGCGCTCGTAGCGCTGGGGCCTTCTTATCGCGACTTCGTAGGGAGTCGCATCAACAAGAAGAACTCGCAGCGCTACGACGAGATCTGGGTGGTGAACTCAGGTCTCGAGGTGTTCAAGGCGGACAAGGTGTGGTTGATGGACGACCTCCGGGTCATGGCCCATCGCTATCCAGCGTGGGCTGAGCGGATGAAGTCTGAGACCACGCCAATCATCACCTGCCGAGCCTACCCGGAGTACCCCTCCGCGGTGGCCTACCCGCTCGACGACGTGATGAACTGCGTGATGGACGACTGGTTCACCAACACGGTGGCCTACGCCATTGGCTACGCCATTCTCACCCAGGTCGAAGAGATCTACCTGTTCGGCTGCGACTTCATGTACCCGGGCAGCCACGTGGTGGAGCCCGGCGCGGACTGCTGCTCCTACCTGCTAGGCCTCGCGACCGGCCGCGGGGTGAAGTGGAAGCTGCCGATGACCTCGACCCTGATGGACAGCCACCTGTGCCAGCAGGACAAAGAAGGCAAGCTCGCACGGCCGCTCTACGGCTACGACTACAACCCTGGTGATTGCCGCTCGAAAGTCGAAGCCGGCACTGCCAGCGAACTCGAAAAACTTTTGGCGCGTAAGGCGCCGCACAAGGTTCAGGAGATCACCGATGGGACTCGAACTCAAGCCCACCAAATGGGTAAAGGACAGCCGCACGGGGCAACTCGTCGTGGCCAAGGAGATCCCCACGGTCATCCTCAGCATGCAGGGTCAATCCAACGTACACCTGCAGGGTGGCAGGGTGTACCTCGCGAACGGGACGGAGTTGGCCGACCCGCCGCAGTGGGTGAAGGAGCAGATGGAATTGCTTGGCCCCGCCCATCTGCGCCGTCTCGGGTGGACGGAAGCGGGGAAGAGCGAATCGAACTCGCCCTCTCTGGACATCGAGATCTCGGAGAGCGAGCCCCCGCCCGCGGTCACTGATCCGTACAAGATGCACTGGCGCACGCTTCAGGCGTGGGCCAAGCGCGAGCACGGCGTCGAAGGGCAGAATCGTGATGAAATCCTGCATCTGCTCCAGTTGGCAGGTGCAATCGAGCCGGAGTAAAGCGTCATGGCATCGTCGGGCTACATTCTGCTGCAAGGCACCGCGACTGACGGCCTGGCGCCCCAGCGCTACATCGAAGCACGCGTCACTGACCGCGCGGTTGACACCAACCCGCGGCACCTGGGTGGTGAAGAGCAGGCGGATAGCTTGTACAGCTCGCAGCTTCGCGTTCAGCGCGACAGCAAAGCGTTCTCCGCGACCGACGTAGGCAACGGGCAGCAGATCTACACAGGCGCCAGTCGCTTGAACGGCTGCATTTTTACGACCACCAACGACCTATCTGTGGTGTTTTACGACGGCACCAGCACAGCGGGATCTCGGATCGGTTTTGCCCGACAGTCCTACAACATGCAGTGGGTTTTCCCTGGCGTGCGTGCGCTGACCGGGATCTACGCAAAGTCGACAGCGAGTGGTATCTCGCACGAAGTGCTGGTGTATTACAAAGAAGCCAAGTACAGCTAAAAGGAACGCTCGTGCCATTTCCGCGTTTCTTGCCCAAAGACGCGACGCCCGGCATGTTCTGGGCGCTCGACGAGACGTACGGCTATGGCAAGCACTACGACGGCGGAAGCAATATCGAGCGCAATCTCGGGCGCTACCGGTGGTCGGACGGCGTGTGGGAAACCCTGGCGGACATCAACAATTGGGGCACGTTCACCACGCCCCAGATAGAGCACGTTCTGTCGTGCGACATCGGAAAGTTCGTCGTCATTGACGACATAGGTACGGCACTTTCTTACGTCTACTACTCGACTTCGTGGAATGGCCCGTGGGCTGAACTTTTGAAGCTCGGTTGGGATGGGTCGGCGCACAATCCTGATGTGAGCGTATTGCAGGGGATCACCTACGATTCTTCGCGGCGCTGCGTTTACATCGGCGAGTACAACACCTCGAGCGGCACGCTGGCCGCCGGGCGCTATCTGATCCGCCTTTTGAAAGTCGACGCAAACTTCACGGTAACGCAGCTCTGCGAATGGAACCGCGCATCGACGACACAAGGCGGCTGCACCATTCGGCACATACACGGCGTCCGCGTAGACCCCTATACCAACAAAGTGTGGGTGGTTACGGGGGATTCCGCTACTCAATCGCACTACATAGAGTGGGACGGGTCGGCTACGTGGTCGAATGATGCCGTAGGTGCGGCGATCAACGCGATAAGCGGCTTCCGCTGCGCGAATTCGACCATCATCGGCGACTCGACGGACTCGTGCCGGTCCATATACCCCTCGTTCACCTCTGCGTATATGTACTACGCGCGAGACGGGTCTAGTTCGGTCAACGGCAATTTCTATCGCGTTCGCAAATCGGATTTTGCGCGGGAGCCGCTGCAAAGCAACGTACCCCAGTTGAACTGGAGTTCCTATGCGTACGACGGTTGGTCCTCGCTGCGCTTACGTGACGGGCGCATGCTGTTGGTTACTGTTCCGAGCACCACGGTGTCCGGCGGCGGCACGCAGGCAGATCAGCGCTTGGCGCGGATCTACGCAAATTCTTCTGAAGACAGCCTGGAGTTTCTTCCCGTAGCGTGCGTGAACATCGCCGCCGAAGCCACGCCGTTCATAGATACGCTGGACTACATACCCGGAACAGACCGCCTCATCCTCTCCTTCTCCCGTGGTACGGGGATGCGGCAGAACGCCAGCCACCCTACGCCGGGGAACGCCACAGTCTACAACTCGGTGATGTTCGAGTTGGACAGCATTCCGTACAGAGGATGGCGCCCGGACATTCTCTGTCCCGTCCGCTGGGTGTCTACGCGCGGCGTCAACTCCATCTATGGCGGGCAGACACCACGAGACCCTTTGGGATCGCTCGACTACGTATTGGCGTCCAACGTCACTTTCGGAACGCGGATTATGCTGTCCGCGGGAACGCATAGCGTTGACGCTACCAGCTTGCGATGGGACACCACGATAGGCGTCGTCGGCTACACCTCGGATGACGTGTGGGTGACGGGTGCGGGGCGGGACAGCACCTACATCAAGTACGTCGGCGCCAGCGCCGGCACCATGTTCTCCAACGGTTTTGTAAGCCACAATCTCATTTTGGAATCGCTGTCCGAAACGCCTAGCGGCGTTGGTTCGTACGTCAGCTACGCGGGCTCGGGCTCGGTGGCGAATGGTCTCTATCTCATCGACGCTCTGTTAGGCGCGGCGGATAAGACGTCGAACGTGACCATCTCTCCGCGGTCGGGATTCGTTCGCACGATGGGTGCATACATCAAGCACAACCCCGCAGCGTCCACGAACACGCACAACACCATAGACACGAACTCCAACACGGGCGGTTGTGAAATTACGCTCGTTGGAACCGTCCTTGATGGTGGGTACTCGCAAGTGCGTTGCGACCAAGCTAGCGTGACTCTGAATCTCGTGAACTGCGGCTTCACCAACGCAGGCGTGGATGAGGCGGTGTATTTCGTTACGACTGGCCCGACCATCGCGCGCCTTCTGAACTGCGCCTTCAATGGCACTGCCGACATCAAAGCGAGTGCCGCGCCCACAGCGTACGACATCGGCACTTGTTATGCCGCGAGCGCGAGCGCCGCGCTTAGCGGCAATGCCCGTCGGTTGATCACGTCAGGAGCATCGTGGGTGTCTGCGGCAACGGGGGATTTCACGCCGGTCGCCGGATCTACGACGGCGGAAGAAGGCCAAGGCGTTCGCACTCAAGATTTTGTCCAAGCGCGGTGGGCGCAGGGTTTCACGGCGCCCTTCGGATGGGGCGGGCAGCCCTTCAAAAACCCGTCAACGGTGGGGCCAGTAGAATATCGTACGTTGTCTCGCGGGCCATTGGCCGCTGAGCGCGCCGTTCTGGCCACACAGAGAACGGACTTGGCCGCCGCGCGCTCGGCGTTGACACTACCTCGCGGTAACGGCTGAAATGTCCAACTACACCACCACCCAGGACATTTTGCTCGACGTGCTGTGGCGCGCGTTTGAGAACACCGACGGCTCGTCGCAGTACAAAGACGCGGCGCTGCGGTACATCAACCGCGCGTATCGTTCGTTGTGGATGGGTGGCACGGAGTTCATGCCGAATCAGCCGACGGAGTGGTGGTGGATGCGCGACCAGGCGTCGCTCATCCTGAACGCGTACTACCACACCGGCACCGTGACGGTGACCAACGCATCGAACATCGTCACCTTGTCCGCCGCGCCGACCATTTCGCTCCAGGGCTACCACTTCCTGGTGACGGGCGACGACGCCGTGTATCAGATCACCTCGCACATCGCGGGGGACGTGGGTATTCTGCTCGACTCGAACTACGCCGGCACGAGCGCGTCGGGCTCGAGCTATCAGGCGATGCCGCTTGACTACGACCTGCCGAGCAACTGCCTCAAGATCATCGATCCGATGATCACGCACCGCGAGTCGGGCGGCGAGGTGTTCGGCGTCGGCCTGTCGGAGATGTGGCAGCAGTACCCGCTCATCCAGGTGTCGCTTGGCACGCCGAAGCTCTACGCGCCGCTGAACGAAACGCAGATCCGTTTCAGCCACTACCTGGACGAGCAGGCGCGCCTCGATTACTTCTTCCTGGTCGTGCCCGACGACCTGACGGATTCGTCAACGTCGGTTCCGCTGATGCCGCTAAACTATCGGCACGTCCTGGCGGACATGGCGGCGTTCTTTGTCCTGACCGACAAGGAAGAGCAGCGCGCAGTGGGCATCGGGGCGCAGGCCAAAGCCGGCATCCAAGCCATGGCGACAGAAAACGCAATGCGCTGGGGCGGCACGGGCCGACCTGGGCAAATTGACCCCCGCCAGGGCGAGAACCGCAGCGCATGGCGACGCACGGCCAGTGGGTACCGGTTGTGGTGGGGGCGGTAGGTGGCGCAGGAAGTCATCCGCACGGAGATCCCGCTCGGCCCTGACGGGATCTGGGGTTCGCGCAACTACGCGACGACGCCGCTCACCTGTTTGCTCGCGGCGACCAACGTCGACTACTACGGCGGGATCATCCAGAAGGAAGGCGGCGCGGTTCGCTACTCTGCGTCGAGCGGCATTCTTGCCACCGATGTCGCCATCCTCGGCGGCACCGACTGGTGGCCGACGACGACCGGTGCCGAGCCCCTGATCATGACCGCCACGGGCACCGTGCGCCGCGACGACGGCACCGGGGTGTTCACGGCTACCCTGACCTCGGGCTTAAGCCACACCAAGGTCAGCCCGGTGTGGGTGGAAGGCGGCAAGGAAGCGGCAGCGAACAACCGCAAGATGTTCCTGTTCACCGGCGAGAACACGCCGCGTGTGATCTCCGGCGTCGGCGCGGCCGTGGCCACTGCGCTCGCCACGCCGCCGGCCGACTGGTCCGGCGCGAATCAACCGTCCTTCGGCTTCCAGGCCGGTGGTCGACTGTGGGCCGGCGGCAACCTGAACTCGCCGCACACGCTCTACTACAGCCAACCGACGAACCACGAGAACTTCACCGGGGCCGCGTCGGGCTCGATGATGATCTACCCGGGCGTGGGCGAAAAGCTGATTGCCGGCGTCGAGTTCAAGGGCTTCATCGTGGTGTGGAAGTACCCCCGCGGGATCTTCCTCATTGACGCGCGCGACTACGACATCGCGAAGTGGACCATCCAGACGCAGAGTCGCAACATCGGGCTGTGCGGTCCGAACGCCTGGTGCATGATCGACGACGACATCCTGTTCATGGACATCTCCGGCCAGGTGCAGGTCATGTCGCGCATCGACTCCGAGACCTACTCGGCGCGGAATCTGTCCGACTTGAAACAAATGCGCGACTTCATCACGACGAACATCGACACCACCCGCCTGTGGGACGCGCGCGCCATCTACTACGCCTACAAGCGCGAGGTGCATTTCGCGGTCAGCACGGCGGGCACCCTCTCGACGGTCAACAACCGACGGCTCGTCATCGACTTGAACAAGCCGCAGAACGTCCGCTACCGGTGGTCGGACTTCTCCGCGACGGGCTCAGCGTGCATCGAGCCCGAAGCGGTGTGGCTGCAGAAAGACGCCAACCTGATTGAACGCCCCATGGCCGGCGACGCCCGCGGCCGGGTGTGGCGCCTCGACTACGAGTCGAAGACCAAGGAAGGCGACTACGTGTCGACCTTCCAGACCGCGTACACCGACTTGAGCCACGTCGACCCCGGCTTCGCTACGCGAGAGAAAAACGGCAAGTTCCTGGAGCTGACCTTCGAGCAGACCGGCGCCTACACGCTCTACGTCGACATCTATTGGGACGAAGAATTCTCCGAAACGCTCGAGTTCAGCATGGGCTCAGCCGTGGCGGGGTTCACCTACACGTTCCCCATCGTGTTTGCGGAGCGTGGTAGATTGGCCTCGGCGCGGCAGCGCCTGATTGGCTCCGGGCGCCGCTTCAGCGCGGTGTTCCGCCAGCCCTACGCCAACCAGGACTTCAAGCTGGCGCATGCGTTCCTGGGCTTCACGCCCGGCTCTGAGAAGGTGTAACCGATGGCCTATCCCCCAAGCACTACGTACCGCTCGGCTACGCTCTCGGAAGCGCAGTACAACGCGGACATTTCCGGTCTGGCCGCGGCGATGGCGCCGGGGAACATCAACGACTACTCGGCCAGCGTCGGCGAAATGCAGACTGTCGCCAACCCGGGCGGCGTCGGCACCGAATCCCTGGCGACGACCCTGGCCGGCGAAATCGAGCGCATTCGTTACCAACTCAAGGCCATCACGGGCGAGGCGCAGTGGTACGTCGCGCCGAGCATCAGCCTGTCCGGTGTCACCGCGACGTTCGCCGCGGGCACGCTGATGCTGTTTCAGCAGACTTCGGCCCCCTCTGGTTGGACGAAGGTCACCACGGCGGACTACGACGACTCGGTGTTCCGTTGCGTGACGGGTTCGGTCAACGATCCCACGTCCACCAACCCGACGCGCTCGGCCTTCCTTTCGACGGTCATGGCGCAGACCAATGTGGGGTACACCACATTGAGCACGTCGACCATCCCGGCGCACACGCATACGGTGGGCTTTGCTGGGAATGACGAGCCCGCCACCGCGGCGCGCAACGCTGCGAACGGCACGACGGGTACGTTCAACAGCGGCTCGACGGGTAGCGGCAACTCTCACCGGCACACCATCTCCCTGAACATCAAATACGTCGACCTCATCATCTGCTCGAAGAACTAAGCCATGCGACTATCCGCCGTTTTTGACGACAACGTGGTGACCATCGATGGCGCCAGCCGCCGCGTGACCTGGAGCTCGGTGCTGCCCGCCAAGTGGCACGCCTTCCAGTGGTACGACACTGTGGGCGAGATGGAATACGGAGATCGCAACGAGAAGGTCTACGACAGCGCGCTGGCCGCGCTGTTCCAGAGTCTGTGGAACGCGGGCACCGACGGCGCGTCCCCGGTGGCAGACCCCACGACCGACGCCGT